ACCGTCGCCAGAGACGCACCGTTCACTCGGCGGCGATAGGCCACGCGAATGGTATCGCCAACAGCCACATTCCCTTCAAGGAAGGTAATCACCGTAGAGGGCGTACCGCTTTCGCTGATCGCCACAGCAAAACAGCCGTCGGAAGCTTCATCTGCTTCTTCAAAACCGTTGATACGCACGGATTTCGCCTGCGTCTCATACGGAATTGTGACCTTGAGGCCGGTTTCCACCTCGAAGAGCTTGCTCTCCAGCGTGCCTACATCGCCGTGCTGCATCTTGACCGCGTTGGCCATTGCAAACATGTCGAGCGTAAACTGGGAGCTGGCGAAGGTAAACTCCTACGCCTTGTCGGTTTCGATGAAGGCCAGCGGGTAGTTGCCCTGACCGCCCGTAATGGACTAGGTGTTGTTGGTGGCGTTCATGTTGGCAGTGTTGACTTCATAGTAAGAAAACACTCTGCCGTCGCAGCGCTCGAAGTCGATGTTGGGGTTGTCGGCGATATAGCCGCCGATCTGTTCAATATAGCTTGCCTGTGCCTGTTGAGACATACTTGTCACACTCCTTTTTAGGGTTCAATGATGGTGATTTCCAGCCCTGTCTTCCGGGCATAGCGAATGGTTGACGCTGTTCCTCCAGGTTGTCCGTCAAAGACGGCCAGCAGATACGTCGCATGATCGACCATGTATCGGTTTCTCTTTTGCAGACAGCCGTTGTAGTAATCATGGCTGATATATTCTACGTGGGCGGCTTGTTCCAGAATGCGCTGATACCGCGCACGCTCTTTTGCACTCCATGCCAACGGCTGACGATCATAGGGAACAATTGCCCACAATTCGATCTTCTGAGATGGCTTCACGTTCTGAATCTGAAGCACGACTTCAGCAGCCCAGAGATCTACGCCCCGAGCCATACCGCTCATAAACACGCTGACGCCCTCCCGCGTCATTCGCAGGATTTCGCAGAACACTTTCTGCTTGAGCTGTTCACACCGGGGATCCTTCTCGTCGTTCCTGTAGGGCAGATTCCTAGATTTGCAACCGACCAATGCGCATGCGTTCATGACAACCCTCCTCGTACGTTTATATGGTATTATTTTACGTTATCTTCTCATTTTGTTCAACGCCAAAATCTCTCATAATAGTAGTGGAGAACGTAAGTAAGGGGTTTTTCATGAACAAGATGATTTACGACCACAAGGCCGTCGGCGAAAGAATTCGCAGGCGGCGGATGGACGTTGAGCTCACTCAGGCGGAGCTTGCCGAAAGGCTCGGTCTTTCCATAAAATACTGCGCCGATATCGAGCGCGGGTATTGCGGAATGTCCATCGACACGCTGCTGCTCTTCTGCGAGGTGCTGGAGCTCACACCCTCTTCGCTGTTGCTGGGCGAAGTGTTGCCGTACGCTGGGACTGCCGATACAATGTCTCAGATAGCCCTTGGCCTGACTGAATGTACGCCGGAGCAGCTACAGAACATCCTTGAGACCGTCCGCCTGTTTACGCAATGCAGGTAATCACCAGGTGGTCACATAGGAGAACAGCGCGTGATACCGGCGATAGCCAATGGTCTTTGTTCCCAGATGATAGTCGTCCTCATACTGAAACCGCAGATGACAGATATGAGTTTGTCCGGTCAAAAGCTCCTTGATCCTCAGGGCAATCAGTTTATCGCGCCGCTTCAACCGGTCGCTGGACGCATTATAGAGGGCTGATTCTTTGACATAGACGTCGAAGGCTAGCATTTTTCGTATGACGTGTGGGCTTCCCAGTTTGCACCCCTCCGTTTCGTAGTATACCACACGCACCGACTCGTTGACAACCGGCTCGTCCGGCATGGCGTCTTCCACAAAATAGCGTTCAATGAAGTCTCTGATTCCCGTCCCCTTAGGGATGAGCATCAGTTCCTTCTACTCCGCATCGGGAAACAGCACGTCGCGGATCACGTTGTTCCAGTTGTCGTGCCACGTTCTCAGCTTTTTCACTTGCTCACCTGCACATTCCCATAGTAGGCATGATCCGGGATAGACCCCATATAGATTTCCGTCAGCATTCCGAATTCCGTTTTCATGATGCGCATGGCGTTTTCCACGAACTGGTTTCCCTTCTGGTTGAATTCGGCCGGCAGGTCGTATTCGGATTTGGCGTTGGAGGGATGCTTTCCGGATACGTCGTCGTCCCATACGCTGCGTCCGGGCGGCCCCGCATGGATGGCGCCGCCGCCCGTTGCGCTGCCCGAACCGGCTGCCACGATCATTGCGCGCACCTCATCCGCCTTTTCCGAAGGCGAATAGCCAAAGTCCATGCTGACGGAATCGCCGGTCACGGCTGTGGCGATATGATCGAGGTTATTCGCAATCTCCATGCGCCAGTCTGGCTTGCCGGGCGCGCCGCCGTGGGTGGTCTTGACAGCTTCGCGCCGCATGTGGATCAGCAAACGGGCTCCCTCCAGCTTCAGCGCGTCCCGCGCTTCCCGCTCGGTTGCATTGTCCGTTCATCGCTGTTCCTCTCCGGCGATCCGCCGCGCCATCAGGTTGATGATGCCGTGTCGGTGCTCGATTTCAATTTCGGAGTCCACACGATTCACCACCCGATATTTGCTGTGCATCAGCTCGAAGGTATCTCCCATGCGGATTTCATCCGTTTTGGAATTGAGCTGCAGCTGCACCGTCAGTAGATGATCCGCGGAAATGCCGGGCGTGTTGTAATTGGCGGCGTAATCCGGGCGACCGGTGTACTCCGCGTACACGCAGGGCATATCCGGAGCGATGCTTTTCTCCGTCGCCTCCGAAATGAGATAGCCGCGGTCGTCCAGCACCTCGTCCATATGCCGCACAAATGAAAGCCGGGCGTTGCAGGCAATCGCCTGTGTGGACTGGTTGTTGGGATTGCGCTGTACCTGCCAGTTCAGCATATAGATCGTTCCATCCTCGCGAACAGCAATGTCGCCCTTGCGAATTTCCCAATCGTAGCCTGTTTTGAAATTGCTGTTAGCATCAGAATTGCCGATCTTGGACTTCCAAGCAATCGGAAAATACGTTGCGCGGATTCGCTTTACCGCACCCTGATCGTACCAGTCGCGGATGATTTCGAAATCGTAATTGGCATTGGCGACGTCCGTGTTCAGCCAGTCCTCGAAATCGCTTTTGATCGTAGGCGGAATGTAGAATTTCATGCACCCACCTCACAGCAGGATAAAGCGCGTCATCTTATAGTAGAGAATGCGCTGACGGGTTGCCAGCTCGGCGATGGTCTGGCTGATGTTGGTGTAGGGTTTGTCCGCATTGGTGATGCTCATCGCATCGGTGGAATAGCCGACGATGCGGTTTACGTCCGACTGCACCTTGCGGTAAAAGGAAAGCTCCGCCGTGGTCAGCGTGTATTCGTATTCATCCGCATTGAGCATGATAGCGGTTTCACCGTCGTACTGCTCCGAGCGTCCGGTCATCACATACAGATGGCGGATCGCCTGACGAGCGATCTCCTGATAATCCGTATCGGTCAGCTGAACGGGCACGTCCTGCCATTCGGTGCGCTGCTTCAGTTCCATTGCCATCCGTTCCAGATCCGTCATGCGCGCTCACCTCATTCTGCTCGGATGAATTCCTTGTCCGGCATCCGCTCCTGCAGCAGCTGCAGCTTGCTGGCGGGCAGGTCCATCGTCATTGCCACATCATAAATGGCGTCCAGCAGGTACGGCTCAGAGACGCCGTCCAGCCATGCCTTGAGCTGATTGGCGCGCAGGCTGAGCTTCTTTCGGATTTCCGCATCGTCCATGACGGGAGTCTCAGCACTTTCAATGAAGCCCATTTGAGCGGCGGTTTCACGGTCTTCCAGGCGAAGCTGACGTTCGCCCTCGAACAGGCGCGGCGCGTTGCTTGCGACGAATTCGATTTCATCTCTGGACAACAGGGTATAGCCGGCAGAATGTACGACGCGCTCAAGTCCGTTTTGCAGGATCAGTCCGACTGGGTACTTTCGGTCGTTGTAGACCTTCATTTTATCGTTCAATTGAAATCCCTTCCTTCAGCGCGGGCGGTGGAGCCGCCCGCGCACTGCCGAATTTATCAGGCAGATTCGTCCTCGTACACGCTCATCGTCGGCGTCTTGCCGGTCACAATACCCGCGCCGAACCACTGATCCAGGCGAATCTCATAGGCGAGATCGTCAATATTCGTGGATTCGGTGGACTGCACGTCGCCCTCATATACGACCTTCAGCGGGCGCATATCGGAGCTTGCGGCGCTGGGCAGGACGTACAGCCGCCTGGTGTCGATCAGGGGCGTAACGTTGTCGTTCAGGAAGGGATTGACAAGGGTCACGACCTTGGCACCGTAATAGGTGCCGATCAGTCCGGTGCGCATGACCTCCTCAATGACGCTCGGGCTGTACTGCTGCGTAGCAGTCGTCGAGGCAAAGCCGGTCTGCTCGGCCAACTTGGAGATGATGGCGATATCGCCCAGCAGCGTTACGCTGCCCGTGCGCATCCAATGCTGGATCATGGGGTTCAGCACGCTCTTCACGATACCTGTGCCTGCGCCATAGAATGGAGTGGACCAGTTGTCCGCGGCCGAATGAAGCACGCTCTGGATGTACTGGATTTCCTTGACATTCATTTCGTAGCTGGCGTCGCGAATCAGATCCGCCATCTGCACACGGCCGGTCTTCTACTCATACAGGTTGATTACCGGGCGTGCGGATACCGCGAGGGTATCCAGCGTGACCTGCTTATGCGCAATCTTGCTACGGGCGGGCGTCGCGGCCTTGGCTTGAATGAAGGCGCGGATGCCCTCTATGCGCAGCTTGAAGGCTGCCTTTTCACCGTAACCAACGCGCTTGACGTCCGCTACCTGGCTGACCCAGTCAGTCGTGGGCTTGGTCATCTCGTTGACGGTGAAGCCCACCAGCTGTGCGATCTGGTACTTGTTGTGCGGCGTGGGCGTGCTCGCCAGATCTGCGATCTATCGCGCCGCGTGCTCCGCCTGATCCGAATCCACGCGCTCGCCTCTGGCCTGCGCGGCGATCAGTTTGACCAGCTTGCTGTCATTTCTGATTTCAATCATTGCTCTTCCTCCTTTATCAGCCGCCGACCTTGGCGATCATGCCGCCCGCAGCGGGCTGTACCGTGTCGCCGACCGCAAGGGTAGCGTACAGCGTGGAATCCACGGTCATGATCACCTGCTCGCCGGGCAGCAGGCGCTTCATGCGCACGTACTTGCCGATGGGCAGCGTGTAGTTCGCCTCATTCCACTCGGCGTTTTCGTCGATTTCCCATTCGTTTTCAACGAAATAGACGTCGTCGCTGCCCACGCCGGTCACGTTCAGCACGACCGCAGGCTGTTCCCACAGGTCGGTCTTTTCGTCCACGCGCAGCTTCGTGTCCCTGGCGGCGGTCACCTTTTTCACGCCATCCGTGGTGATCTCCGCGAACACGCCGTTGATCAGCGCCTCGGCGGAGATGTTTTCGCCATCATATACATGGCCCATGAGCTTCGTCACATATCCTGCCATTGCTTTCTTCCTCCAATCTGTCAGGCTTTCTCAAGCAGATCGCCGTATTCGCCCCTGACCGCAAGGCCGGAGGTCATCGCATAGGCGGCGACGGTGGGCCTGGCTTCGTTCTTTTTGACCTTGTTTGCCTCGGCGATCAGAGCGGCGTAGTTCAGCTCCGAAATGGCCGAAGCCACGTTCTCCGCCTTGACGTCCAGTCCCTGCGCTTCGGCAAAGGCGGCCAGCTCCTGCTGCTTCACTGCGAGCTCAGCGGCCTCCTTTTCCACCTTCAGCTTTTCCGCTTCCTCCTTGTAAGGCGCCAGCTCAGACACCTTTGCTTCCAGTTCGGCAATCTGGGCGTCTTTTTCCGCAATCTTTTCCTGCGCGGCCGCCAGTTCTGCTTCCTGCTGCTTCTGCTTTTCGGTAGTCTTTTCAAGCGCGTCATCCTTCTGCCTGAGTTTTTCTTCGTCGTCCATCATTTTCTCTTCCGCCAGCTTCAGACGGGCTTCCGTCTCCGCCAGCTTCGTTACCGTTTCATCCATCTCATGATCCTCCTCTTTTTCTGCGACCAGCTTCAGCGCCGTCGCTTCGGGATAGGCCGGCACGGACACAATTGCCATGCCGATCAGTTCGTTGCCCTCCGCCGCGTCGATGACCATGACACCGTCTCGTTCCGCCATAACACTCGCCATGATCTCAAAAGAGAATGACAGCGTTCCGGCTTCGTACATGCGCAGGATGGTCTCGCACAGCTGCGCGTTTCTCTTGGGGATCCGCGCCTCGCCGATCAGGCTGACGCCAAACTCGTCGCTCGCCTTGGCAAAAGAAAAGAACGAGCCGATCTGCTCGCTCTCAAATTCGCCGTCGCTGAGCATATGCGTCAGCCCGCCCGTCTCGCCGCTGCGAAGCCGCTGTGCGTCCGCGCACTAGGGAAGGCAGGTGTACTTTGTGGCGTTGGCCACGATGTTGTCCATGAACGCCTCGCTGACCGCGTAGCCGTTGCGGTTGGGGCGGGTGGAGAACATCCGCATCAGCACCGTCATATAAATGTCGTTGGACGGCGCTTCGGAGATCATCACCTGCGAGGCTGTAAACTGAATTCTGTCCATTCTTTCCCGTTCATCTCCTCCTGCTGCTTATTTACAGACTGCCCTCCGGGTTGCTGGGCTTGGGCTGTTTGCCGGTCATGCTCTTGGCAGGGTCGGAGCTGCGCTCAGTATCGTCCATTTCGGGACGCCCCTGCTTGCCCTTGCCTTCGTCTGTTTTCTTCTGTTCACCAGAGTTTTCCACAGGGATATCCACAGACTGTTCATGGCTTTTTCGCTCCAGCTCCTGATCCATATCGAAGCCGTGCATCTGCAGCATCGTACGTGTGGATACCACGCCCTTTTCCCACAGAGTACGGCAGACCTCCTGGAATTTCTGACTGTCCGTCAGATCCACCGGTGGAAAGGTGAACTGTGGAATATTGCCCGGTGCGCTGTGCGTAATGCTGCCATGTTTGCCATTGAGCCGCTCGTTGACCCTGTCCATGAGTTCACAGAAATCGTCTCTCGCCTGTTTGATGCGCATAGCAGCCGTCTGCATCGATACCTGCGCGGAAGCGAAGTTGCTGCCGTCCTCAGCGCGACCGCTGACGATAATTCCGCTGATGCCGCCTGCGGACAGAATCTCCGCATTCACGTCCTTGTACTTATCGTCCGAGAACATTTCGTTCAGATCAGGCTGAATGACCTCCGCCTTGCACAGGTGATTGGTGGTCGCCAGCGCCGCGCCGGTCATGGCTTTCTTGAACAGGCTATTTACCGCGTTGAGCTGCGTAATATCCGGCATGACGTCCGATTTGCTGTCGCCGTAGGCCACATGAACAAAACTGTGCGCGCCCAGATTCAGCAGTGCCGATTCGTATTGCGCGATCTATGCTTTACGACGGAATGCTGCCAGACAGGTTGCCACCATGGGCACGGCATAGCGCATCCAGTCCTCTTTCAGTCCCTGCATCACGAAGGTGTTCTTCGGATTCATCTGCACCCAGTCGCTGCCCTTGTTGATGGCGTCCGATACCTCCTTGGGAAATCCCTCCAGACGTACCTTCAGGTCTTCATCCTCCAGAAAATCCTTCTGCGCTTTGACGCCCTGCTGGCGCATATCGTCGCGGACGCTCTTACAGTTGAACTCCAGCACGGGTTCGCCGCCGATCATGACGTTGGCGATGCGCACCAGATGCACCGGAAGCGTAATGATGTTGCCATCCTCCATGAGATAGCAGTACACGTTGCCGTATTTGAAGTACTGGTAGAAAATACTCCGCATCCGGTCCTTCAGGTGAATGCGGTCGTAGTATTCCAGATACTTGGTCTTCGTCTGCTCGTTCGCGCCCACCAGCCGGAAGTCATCCGACAGGGAGAAGGGCACATACACGCCGTTGATGATCCCGCGGAAGATGGGATCTGCGTCCACATAGTAATCCGCCAGCTCATACAGGCTGTTGATGTTCCGCTGCTTATCCCTCAGAATGGCGTCATAATCATAGCTCGCCAGATCCCCGGAATAGGTGATCGTCTTGTCGTTATAGGTCATGGTCGAGGCGTCGTCCTTCGCGCCTACGGCGATAACCGCTGCCGGTTTCGGTTCAGGCTCCGCCCGCGGCTATGCCTTACCGCGGATTCGATCTATCCAGTTCATGTCATTTCTCCTTCTCATTAAAACCGGCTGACCACGCCTACGCAGGGATGCGCGGGCTGAAGCAGCCGCCTTTTGCGGGCTTCCTCCAGCTCTGCAATATATCGCACTGCCATAGCCAGCGCCGAATAGCGATCCTTATGCTGATTGGTGCGGGCGGTGTCGTAGATGATCGTGCCGCCTGTACCGGTTTTGGAAACGATGTTGCCCATCTCGATTTGCAGCGCGTCACTCTCCAGATAGATCGCCTTTTCCTGCATGGTCAGCTTGCGCTTTTTCGGCGCTTCATCCGATTCACTCTCTTCATCCGTCACGCTGTCGGCGTACCGCGAGCTGACTGGCAGCTCGATGGAATGCTGTTCCTATGCCACGCGCAGACAGGACACCAGCTGCTGGTTGATCTGCGCGCTGGCCTTGACACTGCGCAGGATGGGCACGGCATTGTGGATGATCGTCCGCTCGTCATCCAGTGTCCACGGTGGATACTCTTTCCCGGATTCCGGATCAATCCACGGCTGCGCCAGAAATTGCGGGAAGGCGTCGCCCAGACCGCGATGGTCGAATACAATGCGCGTCGTTCTCGGAAATCGTGAGAATGTGCGTCGGACTTCTTCAGCCAGTCCATCCAGCCGTTTTCCATGGTAGGAGCGCAGGTACACCAGCTTTTTGAGATACGCGCCGTTTTCCATGTCTGCCAGCTTGACGACACAGATCACGGCGTTGTCCGCCTTGCGATCCGTCGAGGTCGCCAGATCGACGCCGATGACGTAATCGGACGAACTGCCCGAAGGCTGTGCGTATTCCACCTGACGAAGCGTCCGGCAACCCTCCGTCAAATCGTAGGGGAACATGCTGCCCGATTCCGCGCCCACAAAGATGCTGCCGTATTCCATCGCGAACTTCGCTTCGGGCATCTTCCGCTGTTCCTTTCGGAAGAATTCCATGTCGGTAATGCACACGCGCGCCGCGCTTCGATAATCCAGCGCACAGGCGAAGCTGCCCGTGCTGCCCTTGGCAAAATCTCGCAGCGTGCTTACGAACATGGCGTAGAAGTAATTGCTCTTCAGGCATGCGGACGTGATGGAAATTGTTTTGCTGGGATAATCCGCGATGCCGCGCTGATGACAGATATCGCGCTTGGTGTTGCGCACGGGGCCGATGACCGCATCCAGATCGTCCGCTTTGACCTCCGGACTTTCGTCGATCACCATGATCTTGGCACGGTTGCCGCGCATGGTGCCCACGGAATAGCTCTCGATCTTGCTGCCGTTTTTCAGGGTACAGACGCCTTTGTTGCGGCTCAGCTGTACCGGACGGTGTCCGTCGCACTGGATCTCCCGCATAATCTCCGGGTTGCGAATAAAGTAATCCTGAATCTTTTTGACGATGAGCGTAGCCTGCTCCGCCGTGCCGGAGACGACGGCGATCAGGCTGCCGGGATAGAGCACGCCCATGGCGATGCAGCAGAGCGCCGTCAGCCACGTTTTGCCGTAACCGCGGGATTTGACCACCATCTAGGTATCGGCGTTTCCGAATTGCCGGGCGACCACGCGCTGCGTGTCCTTCAGGCGGATTTTGAAATAGCTCCCGATGAACACGTCCAGATGCGTTCGCCAGTAGGCGATCTGCCGTGCCCAGAGCTTCGTGTTTCGAATATCCCGAATCTGATGGAGAATCATACGACCACCTGCTCCTATCCGACCGCCGCGATGGTATGCCGGAAGTCATCGATGATCTTATCAATATCGTCCGGTGAAAACGATACGTCCGGCATATCCAGCTCGCCGCTCATCTCGATCTTTGCTACGATCGCGCCCAGCGAACCAAGCCCTGCCATGTCGCCGGGCTTGCGCTTGCAGGCGGCGAAATTCGCCGACTTCGAAAGATTATCAAAAATAGCCTGCGCCTTTTCCCACTCGGCGACGCTGGCCTGACCGTGCCGCATTCGGCTGTATTTGATGTCCGCATCCAGCGAAGCCTTCGCGGCCTTTCGGGCATAATCCTGAATGTTCTGATTGTCCAGCACAAAGCCCTCTTCCAGCTTGGCGTAGTAATCGTCCAGATAGTCGATTTCACGCTGGGTGTACAATCCGTTCCAGTCGCGGCTGTAGATCAATTCGCCATCGTCCAGAAAAGCGCCCTTTTCGTCCTTGACCGTCGTACCCGCCGTTGAATCCGGATCGAACTCCTTGTAGGCACCGTCTTCGGAGATATTGGGCGAAAGTTGGTAAACGCTCTGAAGATTCATAACAGAGAAGAAGTATTTGCCGGTCAGACGCTCTTCCATCGCACGGCGCTTCTTTTCATCCGTTGTACCCAGATAATCAGGATCATTGGCCTATGCATACATGCTCTTTTTCCGAGCCATTTCCCAATAATCATCCGACCAGCGGCGGTTGTTGTACCAGCAGTATTTGCGCGTCTCCTCTTTGTTCGTGCAGTTCTTGGCGGCACACTCCTTGCACCATGCGTCCCGGTTGGACTGCGCGTCCCAGTCACGATGCAGATAAAAGTGATCCAGTGTCAGCACCTTGCCGCACTTGACACACATTTTGGAGCCGATACGCCGGTTCTTGAATCGCTTTGCTTCCGGCATTTTATCATCTCCCGTTAGCGCAGCGCAATCGGGTAGATGCAGCGGCGGCCGTAGCCACTTTCCAGCACCATGCCCAGCGCGCCGGGCTTTCCGCCGTATCCTAACCGCTGCGCGTATTCGTCCATGCCGCAAATGCTGGGGACTCGAACTACCACGGAATTACCCTGATCCGTATAACCCGAAACATATTCCTGCTCCCGGTGCTTATGACCACAGATCAGATAGTCGATGGGCTCGTTATAGAGGAGCATCGCCTGCTTGGCGGCATTTTCCATGCTCTTGATATCCGTGCCGTGGGTCAGCAACAGATTAAAGCCATGGACGCTTACGTGCTTGCGCTGTTCGGTCACAGCATCCACGATGACGTTGGGATTCGTGCAGAGCCGTTCGGACAGAAACCAGAAGATCACCTTCTCCAGATTCTCGCCGGGAAACTCGCCGCGCTTGCTGTTCAGCGTGCGCGTTTCCGTATGATTGCCGTCCACGCCGCACACGGAAACGGTTGCA